GATTAAAAGATTGAACGGAAAGATCAAAGAATTAATTCAAAATTGATGGACATTAAGATTATCGACAAAAAGATTAAACAGGCTAAGGAAAAGGGAGATATAAAGTTAGTCGAGATATTGAAAAAAAGGCGTAAACAATTAGTTAATGACGAAATTATATTGAAATGATTGATATACCTTATTTCAAAGAAAAAAAGCAACTATTCGATTTTCTTATTGAAAATAAGGAAATACTTATAGCTCAAAAGAAGGCAATTGTAAAGCATGCTTATGGGTTTACTTTTAATAATATTTTTTCTACAAAAGGAGACGCATACAAAGAGTATAATCCGGTAGATCTCAATACGGATATGCTAAAAGTTAGAGCTATCATTAATACCACTAACTATATGGACAATCACCGTGACGTGCATATACCTGGGTTATGGAAAAAATCATTGAGGGAAAATAAAATGATAATGCATATACAAGAGCACAAAATGTCTTTCGAAAGCATTATTTCAGAAGGGAGTAACCTAAAGGCATATACTCAAAACTATACGTGGAAAGAACTTGGGGCCAAATTTGAAGGAGAAACAGAAGCTTTGGTGTTTGATTCTGTTGTAAAAGAAACAGGTAAGATGCCAAGAAATCCCTACATGTTTGAACAATATGCAAAAGGATATGTAAAAAACCACTCGGTAGGAATGAGATACATAAAGTTAGTTATGGCGGTTAATGATGAGGCTTATGGAGCAGAGTTCGAAGCATGGGAGAAATATTTTCCTATGGTAGTCAATCAAGACGAGGCAGAAAAGGCAGGGTATTTTTGGGCCGTTCCAGAGGCTAAAGCCATAGAAGGGAGTGCTGTACCGATAGGAAGCAATATGATAACGCCAACACAAGAAAACGATTTAAAATCTGAGCCGCTTGAGCACTCAGAAGAAGAGCCGTCTTTTGACACTCTGGATTACACATATTTAACAAAAAACTTTTCACTACAATGACAGAAGAAGAAAAAAAGGCTCAACGTGAGGAACTTCTTAAAGAAATAGAGGGACAGGTTAAAAAAGTCATGGAAAATTCACAAAAAGAAAGCGTGAAGAAATCAGACTTAGACAAAGAACTCGAAGAAATCAATAAGAAAATATCCGAAGGGCTTGAAAACGAAGAAATCAAAGCACTCAAAGAGAGTATTGATAAAATGGTAAAAGATCAGGAAGAACTGATTGAAACCGTAAAAGAACAAGGCACTGTGATTAACAAATTACAGGAGAAAGGAAGCAAAAAAGACGAGCCTAAAACATTTCGGCAAACATTGGAATATGCCATATTGTCTAAAAAGGAGTTATTCCTTACTGAAAAGAATGACGATTACGGAAAAAGGCTTTCAATGAAAGAATATTTCACTGAAAAAGGTAATCAGCAATCACCTACTTTCACGCTTGAAGGAGCCGGTAATATGTTTGCCAATAAAGTAGCTGTGGATATGTTGGAATCAAACATCGTTGGAGCCAATGTAAACACTGTAAGGCTCACTGATTTAGATCCTAACAGGGTTGGTATCCCGTTAACTATATATCCTCATGTGTTGCAGGTTTTGCCATCGAGAAGCATTTCCAAGCCATATATGAGTATATTGGTAGCTTATTCTTTCGTAGACGGTACAGGCACTAAGACAGAAGGATCGGCATCAAGTAAGTCCAGCCTGTTGTTTAAAACTGTAGAGTTCAAGGCTTTCTTTATCGCCACTTATGCAACATTGAGCGATGAGACCTTGGATGATTTGGAGGAGGCATTGGACGAGCTTTCAATTATAGTTCCCGATGCCCTTCAAGACAACATCGACGGTCAAATTTTAGGTAGCGCCGGAGATGATTCGTCTGCATTGGCAGGTATTTTAACAGCCAACAAAAAGACAGACTTTGTGCCAGGCAGTTATCTGATGCCTTCGGGTGAAGCAGCGAACCGTATTGATGTATATTCAAAAATGAAGCTTCAATGTGAGGACAATAAATACATGCCAGACGCTATTTATCTAGCACCCGCAGATGTAGAGAACCTTTCGGCCAAGAAAAATGATTTCAGTGATTCAATCACAGATAGAAGAGTTGTGTTTAACAGCCTCGGATTGCCTGTGAGGATTGCCGGAATGAGGGTTATTCAAAGCACTTCGATAACCGCAAACGAAGCCATTGTACTTGATTCACGCCAAACAAGAATAGGTGTGAGAAAAAACATGACAATGGAAATCGGATATAATGGAACCGACCTGACCGAAGGCCAAAAGACCGCGGTATTCAAAATTCGTGTAGCTTTTGGCGTTCGAGATAAAGCCGGTATTATTTATTCAGATGATGTAGATGCCGCAGTTGCAACCATAGATCAGACAGCATAATGAAAAAGTTAATACTTCTGGCAATAGTTTTACTAGGTTTTAACTTTGCCAATGCTCAAAAAACTGATATCATGAGGGCTGATGCATATGGAAGTTATTGGGCGACCGCAGCTGACACCCTGGTAGCCAGTGATACTTTGGATATTGTTATAAGGGTTCGTGGATCATCAACCAGGGATATTAATTTTGGTCTTGAATTGACTAAAGTTTCTGGAACAGTAAGTAATAATTTCTTTTTCGCTGGCAGTATGGATAATGTTGTTTTCACAGATTTAGATACAATAGCATATTCTGACGCTAGTTCCGGAACTACCGAAAAAAGGCTTGACAATTTCAATTACCCTTATTTAAGAGTTCGAGGAATAGCGGGGGCTACTGCCCAAAAAGCAAGTTATGAGTTATTTTACATTTCACGAGATGACTAATGAAAGCAAGAATGAAATCGGGCAAAATCAAAACTGGCAAACTTGCCAAAATCCTTGTTAAAAAAGGTATGGCAAAAGAGGTCAGAGAGAGAAAGCCTAAAGAAAATCAGGAAGAGAAAACAGTAAAAAGAAGGCAAACAAAATGATTGATACCTCTTATTTCATACAAGACATAGCATTACCGAATTTGGACAAAGTTTCAAATTCGATCGGTACCGCTATAACCCGGTATGAAAAAGAAATATTGGTTAAATTGTTGGGTTATGAACTTTGGAAGGAGTTCAACGACGCGATAGAGGCAGGAGATCCGATAGACCAAAAATGGCTAGACCTGAGAGATGGCGCAGATTTTCAGCTTGAGTATAACGGCAAGACGTATAATTTGCACTGGAATGGGTTGGATAACGCTGAAAAGGTGTCGATTCTTTCTTATTATGTTTACTTCAAATTTCGGGAGAACACTAATGTGATTACAACCGGGATTGGTGACCAAAAAGGGAAGGGTGAAAACTCCGTAAGCGTTGATGACTATCCAAAAATGGTCAACGCCTGGAATGAAATGGTAAACTTATACGGTCACATACCTAAAGAATACCACGGGTTTTGGAGTATGGACAATCTCAGGGTTTATAACTCAATGCCTTCTGCTTATAACTTTCTTTTTGCTAATAAGGACACGTACAGCGATTGGTTATTTCAGCCTATTGCTTACAAAAACAGGTTTGATGTATAATACTTTTGACTTTATCGACAAACTTGAAATAATTGTTGATTCAATACGTGAATCAAATTCATTTACTGCAATCCAAAACGGATCAATATGGAATGTGACTTCCGATAATTCACTTTCGAACGATGATTTTCTTGAAGTATTGGGATTTGAATATAAGGTTCAAAATGTTACAAGCTCAGGATTTGATATTGAAACAGCTACTTTTGATACAGAGGGTATATGGAAAGCTAAAGCGCCTTATTTCATGTATGACAATGCGTTGGTGATCAATAAAGAACTTCTAGAAAAAGATAATGATGAGGTGTATAAATATCAGAAATATCCGTTAGTTGCGTTGAACATGCCTTTTGATGTAACACAAGGTCACAGGCCGACAGCTAACTTAAACTTGGCTTTTCTTGAATTTACAGATATAAACAACACAACAGAGGAAAAGAGACAGAATGTTTTTAATACCGTTTTGATCCCGATGTATAAGTTATTTATGAAAAAATTAAGAGAAAGAAGTGAGTTTATATTAGATTCATGGGATTTTATTGAACGAATAATCCCACTATACGGAAGTGACGTAATTGGAAAACATATTTTCGACGATCCTTTGGACGCAATTGAGTTAAAAAATTTAAAACTTAAAATTAAAAATTAAAATGGCTAATAATCCGCAAATAAATGTAAGTGCAAGCCTTAAAAACATAGGTAACTCCACTTATAAA